AATGGATACTGCACGAACACTTTCCCCAAACAAAGCCAAGTCACGTATTTCACATGCTATCACTAAGAAGCGTCCAGTATTCATTTGGGGGCCTCCAGGCATTGGCAAGAGCGACATTGTACATCAGATTGGTGATGCACTTGATGCTCACGTGATTGATGTCCGGTTGAGCTTGTGGGAGCCTACCGACATTAAAGGCATTCCTTATTACTCTGCAGAAGACAACAAGATGAGCTGGGCTCCTCCAGTTGAGTTGCCTGACGCTGCTATGGCTTCCCAGCACAAGGCTATCATCTTGTTCTTAGATGAGATGAATTCTGCTGCACCTGCTGTACAGGCTGCTGCATATCAGCTTATCCTTAATCGTCGTGTAGGCGCTTACGAACTGCCAGACAATGTTTATATTGTTGCTGCAGGTAACAGAGAAACTGACAAGGGTGTTACTTATCGTATGCCTGCTCCGCTTGCTAATCGCTTTGTTCACTTAGAACTTGCTGTAAGCTTCGACGACTGGTTTAACTGGGCTGTTGACAACAAAATCCACAAGGATGTTGTAGGCTTTTTGCAGTTTGCTAAACGTGATTTGTATGACTTTGATCCAAAAAGCCCCAATCGTTCATTTGCTACTCCCCGCAGTTGGAGTTTTGTAAGTGAATTGCTCGAAGACAATCTCGACGACGAAACTACAACTGATCTTGTATCAGGGTGTGTCGGCGAAGGTCTTGCTATTAAGTTTGTTGCACATCGCAAAGTTGCTGCAAGCATGCCTAATCCAACTGACATCCTCGAAGGTAAGATTAAAGAGATCAAATCAAAAGAGATCTCTGCAATGTACTCACTTACTGTTTCACTGTGCTACGAACTAAAAGAGGCATGTGACAAAGGTGACAAGAAGTTTGACTCTAAAGTTGACAAGTTTTTACGTTTTATGATGGACAATTTTGAAACTGAGCTTGTTGTTATGGGTGTAAAACTTGCACTTACTCAATATCAACTTCCGATTGATCCGGACGAAATTGAATGCTTTGACGAATTCCACGAGCGTTTCGGACGTTACATTACAAAAGCTCAACAAGCTTAATCCTGCCGGGCGCCACGTGCGCCCATTTTTTCCTTGACTTCCTCCTCGCATTCTCATATAATATAAGTATACTTAAAACATAGGAGACTTTATGACAGTTGACACAAAAGAATTCAAGCCAAAAGATTTATCTCCAGAAGAACTTGCTAAGATGAGCAAGGAGGTCGAAGACAAAATTATTGTTGCTCGTGTAGGTCTTTTGCTACGCCATCCATTTTTCGGCAACATGGCAACTCGTCTTAAAATCAAATCCTGCGATGCGTGGTGTCCTACTGCTGCAACTGACGGCAGACATCTTTACTACAATACACAATTCTTTAACGAACTTACAGAAAAACAGATTGAGTTTGTAATTGCACATGAAATTTTACATTGTGTATACGATCACATGAGTCGTAGAGATGATCGCAATCCTATGCTGTACAACGTTGCTTGTGACTATCTTGTAAACAATTTATTATTACGTGAACGCATTGGAGAAAAAGTTACACAGATTCCTATCTTCCAGGACTACAAATATGACGGCTGGACTAGTGAAGAAGTCTATGACGAATTAAAGAAAAAGTCAGACGAAGAAGGTGAAGAGTTTCTTAAAGAGTTAGGAGATTTACTAGACGAGCATATGGATTGGTCAGACGGCGGTGAGCAGGATGACAAAGAATCTGGAGTAGGAGATGGTAACTCTGAGAATGGTAGGCCACGCAAACTAACGGCAGAAGAGATCAAAGCAATCAAAGACGAAATAAAAGAAGGCATGTTGCAGGCTGCACAAGCTGCAGGTGCAGGTAATGTTCCAAGCGAAATTAAACGTATGATACAGGAACTTACTGAGCCTAAAATGAATTGGCGTGAGATCATCCAAACCCAAATCCAGTCTACAATACGCAACGATTATACCTTTGCTCGTCCAAGTAGAAAAGGCTGGCATACAGGTGCAGTATTGCCAGGTATGAATTTTGAAGATACTATTGACGTGTGTGTTGCACTAGACATGAGCGGATCAATTGGCGGAGACCAAGCACGTGACATGCTTAGTGAACTGCAAGGTATTATGCAACAATATAAAGACTATAAAATCAAAGTTTGGTGCTTTGACACACAAGTTTATAATGAACAAGATTTTTCATCTGATAACGGAGACGATGTAAACACATATGAACCAAAAGGCGGTGGTGGCACAGATTTTATGTGTAATTGGGAGTATATGAAACAAAATGATATTGAACCTAAAAAATTTATTATGTTTACAGATGGCTATCCTTGGGACAGTTGGGGCGACGAAGACTACTGCGATACAATTTTTGTTATACATGACTTTCACAATAAAGATTTTCAAGCACCTTTTGGACTAACCACACATTATGACTCGTGATATTTCAACTAAATTAAAAAAGCCTAATGTATTAGACTTTTACAATATTCGTAAACCAAAAAAAGCACCATATCATTTTGAGTATATAAATATTCCAATACAGTATAATCTCGAAAATACAATTTCGCGATGGATACAAGATAATCTAAAAAGCAGATTTTATGTTGGTAAAGACATTTACGTTAACGATGAAAATAAAATTTTAGAATGTTTAAAAATAGGATTCGAAGATCCTAAAGAATTATCATATTTCACTTTAGCATGTCCACACTTAAAGTATAAGTAAATAATTATTATAAAAGGAGAAATACTTATGGCAGAAGAAACACAAACCACACAACCTAAAGAGTCATCAGAAACTGCAGAACAAAATATTGAATTAACTGTAAACGATTTAGGAGCATTAAAACAAATTATTGATGTTGCAAGTAGCAGAGGTGCATTTAAGCCAAATGAAATGACAGCAGTTGGTAGTACTTACACAAAATTAGAAAATTTTCTAAATGCTGTCGCAGCTCAACAACAAACAACCGGAGGTAAAGATGCTTAAACACGTAGGTCGTGTAAAAAGCACTCAGCGTAAAGTAATTGTTGCCTACAGGACTCTTCCAGGTGATGCAAAATCGTGTGTAGTTGTTACAACTGAGAACTTAGAAGCTGCTGACCACGATAGCTTAATCAAGCTAGTTGAATCAAATGCAGGACAAAATGCATATGAATTTGCAGAAGTAATGGCAAGGAGTACGTTATCTGATGGTAGTAACATGCTTGCTCGATTCCATACAACTGGAAAAATGACTAAAGTGTCTACTGATAATATAGAAATGACTCCTGATCTTAGTAATGTAATTATGTTAGATAAACTAAATCAAACCATTGCAGAAAGTAGAGGTGTAACAGTAGACGAGCTAGCTTTAAAAGGTCCTACTAATAGATCGACAACTGTATCGCAAAATACGGAAGAAACTGTACCTCCGGAAACTACCGAAAGTAATGATATTTTAACAGACGAACAACTTGCTGCTAGTTATCGTTCACAAGCAGATACTATGTTCAAAGAAGCAAAACGATTACGTGACGAAGCTGAAAAATTACATCCAACTAAAAAGAAAACAGTAAAAAAAAGTGTCGAAAAAGCCCAAACTTAGTAGCGAAACTGATCAATGGCTTGAAATTTTTCAAAATCTAAATTTAGATGTCATTCCTATAAAGTATCTACACTCTGTAAGAGTAATTTTTAAAGATGGAAAAATTTGGGATATTGATGTAGCAAATAGTAAAAAGAAAGAAAAAAATAAAGATATCGAAGACTCTCTATTAACCTTGTTTGATAGTTACGAAGAAGAAATACAAAACATAGATTTTAGGCTAGATACAGAAAAAATTAAAAAAGATATATTAAAGTCTACTGCAAATTTATTAAAAAAGAAAAAGTAATATATTATTAATTTTGATAAATATATTAAAGAATTCAGGAGTAATATTCAATGTCTTTAAGATTAAGAAGAGGACCAAGCGAAGATAGAGTAACACTTGTATTTCAAGCAGGTGAGCTGGTTTACGATACTGTCGAGCAACGACTTTATGTCGGCGACGGGCTTACACAAGGAGGATTACCATTAACAGATTTGTTAGGCGATGCAAGTCCTCAATTAGGTTCTGATTTAGATTTAAACAGTAATGATATAATAGGATTTGGCAATATTAACATTGACGGTGATATTACTGCAAGTGGCACACTGACAGTGCCAAATATCATAACAGATGTTACAGGTAGTTTATTTGGAGATGATTCTGCTCCATTAGTTGACGGTGCTAATAGTAGACTAGTATTTGATAATAACGTATTAAGTGACTTTCCAGAAGTTGAAATAACTAATCCACAAGCAAACCAAATTCTTGTATATGGTGGGACTACCTGGACGAACTCAAGCCTATTCACTGGAAACGTAAATGGCAACCTAAACGGAGATGTAGCTGGAAACGTACTAGGTGATGTAATAGGAAATGTTACCGGTGATGTTTTAGGAAACGTTGTCGGCGAATTAACTGGTTCTGTAAACGGTAACGTAATAGGAACACTTACAGGTACTGTTACTGGTGATGTTGTCGGTGATTTAACTGGTAATGTTACTGGTGATGTTGTCGGAGATTTAACTGGTGATGTTGTCGGAGATTTAACTGGTAATGTTGTCGGAGATTTAACTGGTAATGTTGTAGGTAATGTTGTCGGAGATTTAACTGGTAATGTTATAGGTGATTTAACTGGTAATGTTGTCGGAGATTTAAATGGTAATGTTATAGGTGATGTACTAGGAGATGTTGTTGGAGATTTAACTGGTAATGTTACTGGTAATGTTATAGGTTTGTTAGTTGGTGATGTTACTGGTGATGTTACTGGTAATGTTACTGGCGCTTTAAGTGGTAATGTATCATCAAGTCTTGTAACCACAGAATATTTAAACCTAGAGAATTCTATCCTTGTTGCACCAGGTGCCGGCGACTCGATTACTACAACATATACAAAAAAGTTTAATGCTCAAGTAACTGGATTTGAATTTTTACATGCTCAAAACTTTGTTTATAACGATCCGGTAGAAGGCGACATGCTGGTTAATCAGTTTGCATCTAACACTGCTGGATTTTTTATATTTACTGGTGGCTCACCTACTGATCCTTTATTTGACAACGGTCCACAGGCTGAAAAAGTTCTTTGCATAGAGTACGGTAAAGTAGGTGTACGAAAATTTGGACCAACTGAGGCATTAGATGTTGTAGGTAACGTAACCACTACTGGCTTCGTACAATTTGGACGTTATACTACTGCAGAAAGAGATGATTTAACAACTACAAACACGCCACAGTACGCAACAAATTATGGAATGGTAATATATAATACTGACGCTAATAAATTCCAAGGTTGGCAAAATACTGGTGGTACTACTCCAGAATGGGTAGATTTGAGCTAATAATATTTTTCGCAGATATAAAATCACAATTCATAATACT